CTGCTGAAATCGAAGCTATCACAAAGTCTAAGATGTCTTTTGCAGACAGCAAAGACGGTATGGCTTATGCTGATAAAGAGAAGGCAGTTATGCTAGCCAAGATGGCTGGTAAGTCTGTTGAAGGCACAAAATTAGGTCGTGAACTAGTACAAAAGTACGGTGCACACGTTCCTTCTGCTACATGGGAACTAGAAGTTTCTTTAAACCTAGAATCTGAAGTTCGTCGTCGTTTAGTTGTTGCTCCTATTTTCCGCAACATCTCTATGCAGACTAACGTTATGACAATCCCAGTAAATCCAGAAGCAGGTACTGCTACTTGGGTTACTAACGCAGACTTTGGTGCCGCTCCTGCTACACTAGGTGCAGCTGGTCCTTCTGCTGGTAATACAGCTACTCATGCATTAAAAGAGATCACTCTAAATGCATACAAACTAGCAACTAACGAATACACAGCATACGAAGAAGAAGAAGATTCTTTAATCGCTTTAATGCCAGTTATTCGTGATGGTATGATCCGTCGTGTTGCTCGTGCAGTTGACAAGGCATTCCTATTAGGTGCTGGTTCTGGTTCTGACCCTGTTAAGGGCTTAGCAAACTGGGCTACTAACACCACAGCTACTGGTAACACAGTTGCCGCAGGTATGACTGTTGCTAAGATGCGCACTCTACGTCAAGGTCTTGGTGCATGGGGTCTAGACCCACAAGAAGTAGTTTATATCGTTAACACCGATACATACTACCAATTACTAGAAGACACAGTGTTCCAAACTATGAACCAAGTTGGTACACAAGCTACATTACTAACTGGCCAGATCGGTCAAATTGGTGGTAGCCCAGTTCTAGTATCTGCAGAATTCGCTACTCCAGCTTCTGGCGTTGCAGGTGCAATTTGCTTGAACCCAGGTAACTTCATTGTTGGTAACCAGCGCGGTCTACGCATTGATACCCAAGAATTAGTTGAAACACAGCGTCGTGTAATGGTAGCTAGCCTACGTACAGGTATGACACGTGTTACAAATAACCTAGGTAACGCTGTTACAGCACACAAGTACACAGCAAGCTAATCAATTAAGTTTGTTAATATTGACAGGGCTTTCGAGCCCTGTCTTTTAAAAGGATTCCTAGAGTCCTTTTAAAAGACAAGAGAGGTAAACATGGGATTAAATCTAACAACAAAAGCAGACTATAAAACCTATGCTGGAATTAAGAGTACTAATGAAGATGCTGTTATTGATTTTATCATTCCCAAAGTTTCTGACTTAGTAAAAAATTACTGCAATAGAACATTCGTAGATTACTGGATAAACCCAAAAACAGAAATCTTTAACGGTGGTGAAAAAAAGTTTATTTTAGCAGAAACTCCTGTAGCTACAATTAATAGCGTACAAGGCAGTACTGACTATGGACAAACTTGGACTAATTTAGTTCAATATAAAGAGTGGGTTCAAGAAGACGACACAATTTTAAGCTTGGATGCTTCAGGAAGATTTCCTAAGTTAATCAGAGGCTATAAAGTAGAATATACAGCTGGTTACGACGACGTTCCTGCAGATCTGGAAATGGCAGTTTTAGACTTGGTTACTTACTACCGCAGACATGATGCTGCAATTCACAGTTCTAAAAATCCTGGTAGTAACACAGTTCAAATTGAGTATATTTCTACTACTAGCTTACCGGCACATATTCGTCGTGTACTAGACTTATATAAAGCGGATTATACATAATGGCATTTTATACAGCAACTTGGTTTAAGCAACTAATTAAAGAAGATCATGCTGCTGTACAGGCGTACTTAAATAAAAAAGGCAATGATCTTCGTGGCTATATTGACAGCACACTGCCATTTAGTCTTTGGTTAGATATTGATGTTATTAGAAAAAATATCTTACAACCGAACGCCAAAGCAATAGAAGATCTTTGTGCTCTTTTAAATGTGCAAGACCCTAATGTGTTCATCCAAGAACTTGATCTTGCCTACCAAAAAACAATTACAGAATACATTGATACTTTCCCACATATCGATTCCAAAGAACTAGCATCTAAATTAGATACCTTAGCACTTGCGATAGATCAGGGAGGTATAAAGGAAACTATACAGACCTTGTTTAAGCGAACAATGGTTGTAAAAGAACTTTCAAGAAAAAATAAAAGTGTACTGCTTATTTCGCCAAAATTTACTACAATTCAAAGTGATTTTGGTAAGCGTGTAAAGTCGAATTTCAACTATAATGCGTTCTCGGATTATATTGATGACAACCTAAATGACAGTCCCAGAAATCTTGTAAAAACTTATTTGGACAAGAACTTTGGTACACTACAAAACTTAGGTCATATTGAAGTTGACGTGCTATCATCCAAAGCTGGTTCCAGTGAAGTAAAACGTGGATTAGTTAGTCCCCGTCTATTACAGGCTTTGTTAGAATGGCCCAAGGATTCAAAACCAGAAGCACTAGCCAGAAAATTTTCCAAAGAAACTGGACAAGCCGAAACCCGAGTAGTTATTCGTAAACGATATACTAACAGTAAGCTAGTTCTAGAGATGCTAGTTGAGTCCGGACTAATGATTGGCTCGCTAGAAAGTCAGCAAGAAAACTTAAAGAAAGCCGTTAAAGAACGTGCTTTTAAGATTGGCAGCGCACTTAGTAGACGACTAGTAGAAGATAAAAATCTACTACTTGATTTAGTCACTTCAAAGAGTATAAAGCAATATACTGCTGAAAATGTTTTAAATACGTTAAAAACTGGTAAAGGTTCACAAGCATATCAAAGCGAAACAACTTTGGTAGAAAGAACCCCAGTATCAGTTCAAAAATCGACTGTATCATTTAAAGTAAAAGATACACCCTCCGCACAATTACCGCAATTAAAAACAGTAAAAGAGACCAAGTACTCTTTAGCAAGCCTTAAAGGTTTACTTAACAGCCAATTACAGGATGTAGTAAGTGCTAATATGGGCGATGGTAGTAGTAGGAATGTTTTAAATTACAGAACAGGTAGATTTGCCTCCAGCGTAAGAGTAGAAGATTTAACACTTAGTCGTGATGGTATGATTACAGCTTACTATAATTATATGCGTAATCCATACGCTACGTTTTCTACCGGAGGTAAGCAATCATTACCTCGTTCGCGAGACCCTAAGCTACTTATTTCAAAATCAATCCGAGAAATTGCTGGACAAAAGGTAGCAAATAGAATGAGAGCTGTACTGGTATGAGTAGAAGAACTTCAATAGTAAAAGCTATTGCCGATAAGATTAAGTTAATTAATGGTACAGGTATCTATAAAACTAATCTATTTCAAAATAGCTACGCAAAATTAAAATTTTGGGATGAAGTAAATGATTTCCCGTGTGTGTATGTAACTCCTGGCTCAGAACAGCGCCAATATCTTCCTTCACAATTTACATGGGGATTTTTAGGTATTTGCATAAAAGTTTACTGTAAAGGTGATGATGCACAAGAACAGTTAGAATTATTACTAGCTGATATAGAACACGTAATTGATAACAACAGAGTATTAGTATACGATACTGTTAATAATTACGAAACTACAGAAATTTTAATACAAGAGATCACCACAGATGAAGGACTATTAGCTCCTTATGCTATTGGTGAAATAAATTTACAAGTTCGCTACGAACTTGTATAACCCTATAACCTAAACCCAAACGCAGATAATAGTCTCGCTAGTGGTCAAAGTTATGTAAAAATAAAGGATATGCCATGGCAGTTAATTTAATTCGTAATAGTAAGGTATACTTTACTACTAGTTTAAACTCCGATGGTTCTGTTAACTTTGCAGGCTGTGATGCTACCAACACTCAAGAATTGCAAGTTCTTGATGGTATGAGTTTTTCACAAAATACTACAACAGAAACCGTTACTCTAAATGAAGCAGGTGCCGCACCAAGTCGTGGCCAACGCAGTTTCAACACAGCACTAAGCCCAGTTGACTTCTCATTTACAACTTATATTCGCCCATTCTATAACGAGTTGGGTGCTCAGGATGGACTAACCGCTGAAGAAGCCGTACTATGGAACGCCTTGATGGGTGTTAACCCAATTGGTTCTGGTGGTGCTTGGACAGCTACTGCAAGTGCAACAGCTCCAACAGCAGTTGCTGCTTACTCAAAAGCAAACTCTAACGTTCACCAACTACAAAAGTTTGCCTTAATCATCAACGTTGATGGTCTACAGTACATTATTCAAGATTGCGTACTTAATACAGCAACTATCGATTTTGGACTAGATGCTATTGCTTCTGTTCAGTGGGCAGGTAATGGTGCTAGACTAATCCAAGATAGCTCTGCATCAACAATCGCGGCTTTCAAAGCTAAGAATACTGCTGCTAAGTTTATTGCTAACAAGCTAAGTGTTGTTACACTATTTGCTGGTGTAAACGCAAGTTCTGGTACAAGCTACACAATTCCATTAACAGGTGGTCAGATTGTGTTAAGCAACAACGTTACTTTCCTAACACCACAGAACTTAGGTATTGTTAACCGACCAGTTACTTACTTTACAGGTACACGTGCTGTAAGCGGCAATATGACAGCTTACCTACGTGCAGGCGGTGGGGCCGGTAACTTCTCAGCAGAATTACTAGATACATTACTACAGGGCAGCTCAACTGCAGTTGATACCAAGTACACACTAACAATTAAGATTGGTGGTTCTACAGGTACACACGTTGACGTTAAACTGCCTGCAGCTATGATTTCTATCCCAACAGTGCAGACCGAACAGATTGTTTCTACAACAATCAACTTTACTGGTCAAAGCTATACTGGTAGTGACTTCGATATCGAAGAAGCAAACGAAGTTTCTGTAACTTATTACGTAGCTGCTTAATTAACAGCTACATTTCCACAGAGACTGGGTTGATCTCCAGTCTCTCTTTTTCCTAGAGTATAATTAAAACATGTCTACATTATCACTAAAATCCCTATTAGTACCTTCTAAATCGGTAGAAGTTGAATATCCTGGTATGCCAGGGTTTGTAATCAGTTTAGCGTTCTTATCTCGCGAAACCTTACTTAATATTCGTAAAAAATCCACTAAAACTAGTTTTAAAAACCGTCAACCACAAGAAGAATTTAACGAAGAATTATTCTTACAGCTTTACGTAGAAGCATCTGTAAAAGGTTGGAAAGGTTTTAAATTAAGCTATCTAGAACAACTTGCTCCAGTAGATTTAACTGGTCAAGATCTAGACAACGAACTAGAGTACACCCCTGAAAATGCATTATTCTTAATGAAGAATTCCAGCAATTTTGACGCTTTTGTAAGCGAACAGGTAAGTGACCTGGGAAACTTTTCGAAGACCAGCTCGCAGAAGTAAACCGACAACTGGTCAACTATATTCAAAATAGCGCTGTGTCTATGACACGAGATTCGTACTTTGAATTGTGTGAAGTTATGGGCACAGAGCCTGTACAGGAAGAAATTCCTGTTGAATTTGACGACTTCCCACTAGAAGTACAACAAGCGTTTGCAGTTTATAGAATGTTACGTGATGAATGGGATACCATGAATGGTTTATATTTAGGTAAATCACTGATTGGTATCAAAGATGTTTTGGAAGCTACGGAGATAGAGCCAGACGAACAAAAGTTCATTATAGTACTAGTTCGAATGATAGATAACGTCAGATCAAACGAATTAAAT